GCATATGGATACGTCACACTTTACAGCGATGGTGCAAACTACTTTGTAATTGCTGCGGGATAATAACTCTCAATGGCCCTAACTAGAATACGCACTGACAACATCCTAGACCGCGAGGTTAAGACGCAAGACCTTGCAGATGCTGCTGTTACGTTTGATAAGATAGCTGGAGCCTCTGGTGGGTTAGCTGGAGATGTTTTAAAAACTGATGGTGCCGGTAATTTGTTTTGGCAACCAGCAACAGGTTCAAGCACAGCACTAACCTCACTAACTGATGTAGATGTTGTAAGTAGACCACCAATAAATGGTGACTCGCTTGTATACAATACGCTCACATTAAAATGGGAACCAGGTAGCCGAGTTCCTAGCAGTCTCGGTCTCAATAGTCTCATTGACGTCTCATTTGCATATCCTCTTGTCCAAGATCAATTCTTACGTTACTCTGGCACGGGCTGGGTTAACAGTAAAGTATCAGCAGCCTATGTGCAAGGGCTTGCAGCCGTAGGTCTTACAGGGCTACTAAACTCTCTCACTGATGTTAACGTCACTGGAGCTACTGTCGGTCAACGATTAGGATTCGATGGTGTACAATGGCGCGCGTATGATGCCGCAGAATTTGGTAGTATAGATCAACTTACTGATGTTGACACAAGCACCACAGCCCCGGTTGGCGGTGATGCCCTTGTATGGAATGGTACAACGAATCAATGGGAGCCACTCTCAGTTGGTCTTGGTGCCAGCAGCAATACATACGTGGTTGCAGACATAACAGCCCGCAATGCGTTGAGTGCAGCAAGCGGTGATCAATGTTTTGTTCGCACAGGTACTAGCGGTGAATGGGAATTATACCTATGGGATTCAGCTTGGGTACTCATTGCTACTAACGATTCGGCACAGAGTGATGCAAACACAATTGAAGCAGTGGTTTACTTCAACACTGGTTCGCCTGTCCTGCTTGGTAACATTAGTGCTAACTCTCGCGTCACACTAGTCAGTATAGAGGTTATAACGATATTTGACGGTACACCAACACTTACGATTGGTGATGCTGGTGATAATGCACGATTAATTGATGATAATTTACACGACCTAACAGTTGTTGGTACTTATAATGCTACGACAGATTATGTTTATTCCAGCGCGGTTGACACAGACATATACGCATATTTCGCCTTCCCAGGCGCTACGCAGGGTGAAGCAAGGGTGCTCGTGACATACGTCTAAGAAAAACGCAGTGTTAAGATAAATATAAGAAGAAGAAGCATTGAGGACACATGAATGACAACTAAAAATTATGGTTTAGCGGGTATCGGCGCCGACGTACAGCTTGGCAAAGCTGGCGGACGTTTAGTATATAATACAGGCGCATCCGATTTCCGTTTTACAACGGATGGATCAACCCTTGCACATCTGCAAATATTAGATCCAGTAGCAGCAACTGATGCAGCGACAAAGCAATACGTAGACGATAGGTCTGCTGGTTTAGATCCTAAGGAATCGGTTAGAGCAGCAACGACCGGCGTTCTTTCTGGTGCAGCTTACTCTGCTGGTAGCGGAGCAGGTGGTACAGGTCAGTTTACATCTGCACCTGCAGCAATAGATGGTGTAACACTAGCACAGGGTAATCGGGTACTTGTTAAAAATCAATCGACACAGACTCAAAATGGTATCTATGTTGTTACGGCAACAACCACGACGTGGGATAGAGCATCAGATTTTGATGCCAACAACGAAGTAACTGCTGGTGCGTTTACGTTCGTTGAGGAAGGTACAGCGAACCAAAACAGCGGCTGGGTACTACAAGGTCCCGACCCACTAACGCTTAATTCATCTAATCTAGTTTTTGCACTTTTCAGCACATCAACAGACTTGATTGCTGGTAATGGTCTTGTAAAGAATGGCAACGCACTTGACTTAGACTTTAGCGAATTAACAACTGCGACTACTATTGCAACTGCAGACACGCTTATTTTCCAAGATGGTGGAACTACAGAATCACAAATCACGGTTGCTAACTTCTTAGCTGACAGAGATATTGTTACTGCTACAGCGGACGGAATACTTACCCGCACTGCGAACGACACGTATGCTTCCCGCACCCTTACAGCATCAGCTGTGGCTGGTGACGAGGGCATTAGTATAGTAAATGGTGACGGCGTTGCAGGCAATCCAACAATTGGTATTGACATTGTTGGTCAGACAAATCTAACGACAGACGATGTTGATGATGCTGATGAAATATTATTGTATCACTCAGTAGCAGGCGGAACAGAAGGTGTAGGTAACTATGCAGTCACAGCATCCAAGTTAAAGACATACATGAATGCCGGTACTTCTGCCACTAGTATTACAGAGCTTAACACAACCTTAGCAGTAAGTGATAGTGGCACAAACGGTACGTTGACATTTACAGCAGACGGCACGGTTGTACTTACTGTAACTGACACGGTTGCTACATTCCAAAATGGTTTAGATATTACCATGAACACTGGCAGCACGTTAACTGTTACTGACTTGGCTGCTGGTCGTGTTGTATACACATCAACTGGCGGGCTATTAGTTACTGATGCAAGCTATACGTATAACGGCACAACGTGGTCATTGACAGCGGCTGCTAATATTACTGGTGATTTAGACGTTGACAACATTAATATTAATGGCAACGCAGTCACAGTTACAAACACAAACGGTAACCTAGACCTAAGTGCAAATGGCACAGGTGATACAAGGATACTAGATGGTGCGGGCGCAGAGATTGTAGAATTTTTAAACGGTTCTACAGCGGTCAATGGGTTGGCATTCCAGGCAGGTGCAACTGGTGTTGCTCCTTACATTACAACAGGTACTGGTGCTGAAGCTAATATAGATATCGGCTTCTTGATGAATGGCACAGGCGTGTTATCGGTCACAGCAGGTTCAGGCAACTACGAAGATAACGTTACGGCCGACGATGACATTCCGAATAAGCTATATGTTGATAATGCAGTAGCAGCGGGCGTCGGTTTAACTGGTAACGTTGATACTATTACTGAAACAATCTCCCTGGCCGTTCCGGGTACACTCACAATAGGTGCAGCGACAGGTATTCCAGCTAACTGCACGATTCTAAGTACACTAGTAGATATTACAGTAGCAACAGATACAGCGGTTACATTAACGGTCGGTGATACAACAAACGGTGCTGCGAGTTATATGGCAGCAACAGAAAATGATCCAGAGATAATAGGCACTTACATTGCTGATGGGCGTTTGCTTAACGGTGGCACTGCTAGACAAGCTAATGCTACAGTTGGTGGTGTAGATGGTACAACTGGTACCGCAACTATAATTATTACGTTTAGACACGCATAATAGAATTTCTTAGGACCGACACATCTTTGATGTGCTAAGAGGTAGAGAGCCCCGATTCTCCCGACGGGGCTTTCTTTTTGTCTTTATTTCCTGAGACATTGATAAATACAAATAGCAAGGACAACTGAGGAGAAGTAGCATGGCATGTGAGAAGTGCGGTGCAGAGAACGGACAGGTAGACGAATCCTATCACGTTCACAAACACCTAGAAGCCAAGTATAAGAAGTACTGGAGACCGATAGCCGCCTATGTTTATTTGACTATCTGTTTGTTTGATTTTATGGGTATGCCTATTTATACAGCATACAATAATAGCAATATAGACACAGCAGCACTAGCAGAGATACGGTTGTTTGAGGATCCAGAAGTTAGGAAGGTAGCATTAGCGCAATTGAATTTAGGTAAGAAAGAATGGCATCCAATTACATTAGAAGGCGGGGCCTTGTTTCATCTCAGCTTTGGTGCTATAATAGGTATATCTGCGTTTAGTCGCGGACAAGAAAAGAAAGCTGCTATACAGCGAGGATAATAGAATGAATGATATGAGAAAATTGATGGAAACCGCATCAGCACTTGACTACGATAGCGATGTTATCGATAAAATAAACTCTCGTGACCGTCTTTGGGCAGTTGAGACTCGTTGGCGCTTTGAGGATAGATGGGAAGGGATTAAATCAGGGCTTCATTCTGAAGAAGAAGCCCAAGCAGTATTGAAATATCACCTAAAGAAATGGTTTGATAATGTTGACAAACACATTGAGGATTATTATTCCATAACTGGCGGTGCTACGGGGAACGATGCGAGTATCACAAGAAAACTTTCGAATCCAAATTACTACCAATGTTGGATATATGACCCGGGTGCTGTCTGGTGGCGTGGGTTTCAACAGGGCGAAGATCTCGCCCCTAATTTACGTAAAGTTTTAGATAGGGAATATCGAATCACAAATAACGACATTTAAGGATTAGAGCAATGAATGATATGAGAAAACTAGTGGAGTCTTTAGAGGCTATTGAAGAAGGCATAAACGCAAGACCAGATGAGATTGCTGAGGAGCTTGGTCATATTAAAGATCAGATAAAGGATCTCCTAGAAGAAGCCCGCTATATAGTAGAGCATGTTGGTGGTCAAATTGAAGCGAGAGCAACATCTTATTGGCTTCCGCACATTGCAATGGCATTGGATAGTGATCATGGTTATTTGGGTGGTAGCATGGCTACTATGCAAAGCACGATTGATGAAATCCTCGAACAAGAAGATGATGAAGATTATCACAAAGACGACATCTAATAATGCGTTTATTTGAGTTAGCAAACAACCAACCTAAGCACAGGACCGCCGTGTTTACGTTTGGTCGCTGCAATCCGCCAACGATTGGACATGAGAAGCTTGTGCAGACAGTACAGAATGTTGCACAGGCTAATGACGCTGATTCATTTATTTTTCTCTCACAAACACAGAAGAAGCCAAAGGATCCTTTGTCTTGGCAAGACAAGCTAAAAATATTTAAGATGATGTTCCCATCTGCAAACGTTTGGGAAGACCCTGCCATAAAGACACCCTTCCAAGCATTAGGTGAACTAGCTGAAGATTATAAGAATATTATTCTTGTTGTGGGTGATGACCGAGCAGAGCAGTTTGCTTTGGGCATGGGCAAGTATGCAAAAGAGTGGGACGTGGAGAATTTCTCTGTTGTCTCGGCTGGTGGTCGCGACCCTAACGCTGAAGGTGTTGAAGGTATGTCAGCATCCAAAGCAAGGTCATACGTTGCAGCTGGAGACTTCCCTAACTTCGCTTCATCTTTACCCAATACAATTTCCACAAAACAAAAGAAAGCTATCTTTCAACTCCTAACTAAATCTATGTAATGTCTTGACAAATCCTCATAAGTATAGTACAATAGTGTACTTAGGAGGTAACAATGACAACAACTACACCAGCAACACCCCAAGCCCACATCCGGCATTACTCTCAGGATGACGTTAATCGTCTAAAACAACTAGTGACAGACGGTTGCACTATCATGCAAGAGACTAAGGACTTGAATGACGGCTTGAGTGATACGATCAAGGCAATTGCAGAAGAGATGCAAATTTCACCTTCCGTACTAAAGAAGGTAATTAGGGTTGCCTTCAAGCGTAGTCGCGATGAAGAGCGCACGAAGTTTGAAGAACTAGAAGATATCCTAGACACGCTTGGTCTATAAAGATGACTCACTTTATCCGAGACGTCTGGTCATTCTGGAAGGAAACTTGGCGCCTCGATAAAGTATTATTCTTTGCAGAGGCTATAGGCACATTCTGCGGCATGACTGCGGCAGCAACGATGGGACTGCAAACGCCCAACCCTGACCTACCAGTCATCTATGCATTTTATCTTGCAAGTGGCATGCTTTTAGCGTATACTAGTTATATACGTCGAGCATCTTGGATGGTAGTCCTCATGTCGTTTTATGTGCTGACAACAATTATTGGAATAGGAAAACTCTTTTAATGTATGTAGACGCGCTATTTTCAAAAAAGCAATCACAAGTAAAAGTGGTAGAACGTGTAGATGGTAAACGCATCTACAAAGACTATCCCGCCATATACGAATTCTATGCAGAAGATCCTAAGGGTCGTTTCAAAGGTTTGCATGGCGAATCCCTAACTAAATTTTCATGCGGTTCTGATGCGGACTTCCGAAAGACAAAGCGCATGAACAGCAACAAAAACCTTTTTGAGTCAGATGTAAAGCCCGTTAACAAGGTGTTAGAGAAGTATTATCAGCACACAAACCCTGCTGAGATGCACGTGGCCTTCTTCGATATTGAGACAGACTTCGACCGAGAGACAGGCTATAGCTCGCCTGAGGATGCCAGTAACGCTATCTTATCCGTGGCTGTTCATCTACAGTGGCTTGGTCAAACAGTTTGCTTGGCTGTGCCTCCCAAGGGTATGGACATGGAAGAGGCAAAGAAGATTGCTGACCGTGTTGGTAACACCATCATGTATTATGAGGAAGCCCATATGCTAGATGCGTTCCTCACACTAATTGAAGACGCTGATGTGTTGAGTGGTTGGTATAGTGAAGGATTTGATATCCCATACACCGTCAATCGCATTACGCGGATACTTGGTAAGGCTGAGACACGCAGGATGTGCTTGTGGAATGAACTGCCTGAGATGCGCATGGTGGCGCGCGGCGGTAAAGAATCACCCACGTATGACTTGGTCGGTCGTGTTCACCTTGACTACTTGCAGCTATACAAAAAGTTTATTTACGAGCAGCGTCCAAGCTGGTCACTAGACGCAATTGCGGAACACGAACTGGGCGACTGTAAGGTGCCTTATGACGGTACACTAGACGCACTGTATAACAAGGACTTTGAGAAGTTCCTACGATACAACATACAAGATACAGAACTGCTAGACAAGCTAGACAAAAAGTTGCAGTATATTGATTTGGCATGTAGCATTGCACACGGTAATTCGGTTGTCATCAAGGCAGCGATGGGCGCGGTAGCAGTTACAGAACAAGCGATTATTATAGAAGCGCATAACAGGAATGTAATGGTGCCAGATCGTGTGCGTGTTGGTGAAGATGATTTGCCAGCTGCGGGCGGATGGGTCCAGACCCCGAAAAAGGGATTGCACCGCTGGGTCGGTTCATCTGACTTGAACTCACTATACCCCTCAGTGTTACGCGCACTGAACATGAGTCCCGAGACCATTGTTGGTCAGGTTCGGCATGATGGCACTGACAAAGCTATACGAGATTTTATTGAGGCTGCGAAACGTAATTCATTTACGGAGTGGTGGAATGACCGCTTTAATACGTTGGAGATGGAACACTTCTTCAACAACGATAACGTGGAGCGTCTCACGCTAGACATGGCAGACGGGTCGTCGTGTGAGGTCACTGGTGCTGAATTGCGCAAGCTAGTTTTTGAAAGTGGCAACCCATGGTGTATCTCAGCGAACGGTACGATCTTCCGCACAGACGTGGACGGCGTGATTCCTGGCTTGTTAGGTCGCTGGTATGCAGAGCGTAAAAAGCTACAAGCGATCAAGCGTGACTATGATGCGCTACAGGAAGGCGTACACGTTGACATACGCGCTGACGTTGCAAGCGACATTACGGAAAACTTAGAGCGCAAGCGTGAAGCTGGTGAGGTGTCGATTGTTAATGCGTTGGATCAGAATCAGGTGTTCAGTGTTGCGGCATTGAAGAAAAAGGCTGAGAGTAAGAATCCCGAAGACCTATATGCGTATATGCTCTCACACAACCTTGTGTTTGACAAGCAGGGTTTGGTTCACTATGCAGATAAAGCGCAACTGAAAAAGATCATTGGCTTCTGGGATAAGAGGCAGTTGGTCAAAAAGATTAGCTTGAACTCATTGTATGGTGGGTTGTTGAATGAGCATTGTAGGTTTTACGATCACAGGTTAGGTCAAAGCACAACGCTAACTGGTCGTACAATTGCACGACACATGTCTGCTAAGACGAATGAGATCATTGATAATGTTTACGATCATACAGGGCGGTCTGTTTTGTACGGTGATACTGACTCAGTTTATTTTTCGGCGTATCCTATATTGAAGGATGAAATTGAAGCTGGCGAAATTGTTTGGAATAAAGAGAGTGTGGTTGAGCTTTACGATGTAATTGGTGAGCAGGTATCAGATTCATTCCCGCAGTTCCTCAGTGAGGCACTTAACGTCCCGCAGAACAGAGGCAACGTTATGAAGTCGGGTCGGGAAATTGTAGCTGAGACTGCACTGTTTGTTACAAAGAAACGCTATGCTGCATTGGTATATGATGAAGAAGGTAACAGACGAGACGTAGACGGCAAGGATGGTAAGCTAAAGATTACTGGACTTGATCTGCGCAGGTCAGACACACCTGTCATTGTGCAAACATTTTTGACTGAGGTGCTGAAAGATGTGCTTGCGCTTGTTGACGAAGAGACAATTATTGAGAAAGTGCGCAAGTTCAAACAGCAGTTTAGTGAGCTTCATCCTTGGGAACAGGGGTCGCCGACGGCAGTAAATAATCTTACACGCTACACAGATGCGCTGGAGAAGTCCTTAGAGAACAAGTTTACGGAATTCAAAAAGCTATCTAAAACTGTAGCTAACACAGAGAAATTGTCGATTCCAGGTCATGTTATGGCAAGCATAAATTGGAATAGGCTGCGGGCTGTGCATAACGACTTGCACACCGTAAAGATAGTTGACGGACATAAGGTGAACGTGTGTTGGTTGAAAGATGGCAACGACATGAGAATGTCATCTGTTGCGTATCCTGTAGAGGAACCTCATCTTCCTGACTGGTTCATCAATTTACCTTTTGACACAGACAGCATGATGCGGTCTAACGTAGATAAAAAGGTAGAAAATCTTCTTGGTGTGTTGGGTTGGGATTTGTCTAGAACAACACCCTCAGCCGCACACATGGAAACTTTGTTTGACTTTTCCTAGAAAGTATGCTATAATTAATCGTAATTGCAACAGGAGTATTTATGCTATCGGAAGTATTGACTGATATCCTTGACCATACACATGGCTTAGGATTTATTGAAGTGTTAAAGATCACAAAGGATGCAGCCAACAAGACAAAGTTGGAAGCAATGCATCACATGCGAGCGGTCGTTATGTATGGCGAACTA